ACCTTTTTTCAATTTGTCAAGCTCTGTCTTGGAAATCCACTCTCTGTTTCTCCTCCTCGTCCGCCCGGTGCTGTCTATGAACGCTCGCAATTCCGCTTGCTTCCGTTTCAGCCTTAGTGAGGCGGCTCCAACATCCTCACCCAAGCCCTCCAGCGCCGCGATTTCACGCTTGATTGCGCGTATCTCGCGCTCAAGCCTGCGCTGTTCTTGACTCTCCTCGTATATGCGGGCATTCTCTTCTTTATCCGGATAACCTAACTTATCATAATCAATCGGCGTTGATATGCCCTCCACGAACGCCCAGAACGTATGACGGCAGTTCACGCCTTTCAGTCCTCCTGCCGTGCCGTAGCCCGTCGCCGACGCTAAATTGTCGTATCTCCCCTGCGTGCCGTCGATGGCGTATATCTTCCCGCTCCACTCAGCGTGCGACGGGCGTTCGCCCAAATGCCGCGATACCTCCACCAGGTTGCTGCCCCATTCCCGCGCCCGCTCGATAGCGAGCAAGCCGTTTGATTGGTTCACCGTCGTCAGAACGTTCCTGCGCACCGCCACATCGATATGGTCGCGACGCTCCCATTCCTGCCCGTTCTCGCGCGTTCCGCTGTACGTTACCTGCGTGATTCCGCGTTCCGCCATATCCTTCACCGCGTCGCGCACCGCCGCGTCGAACGATTTCACCCCGGTGTACGTTTCCATGTACGCGCGGTTTACAGCCCTGTAGTACGCTTTCTGCGCCGATATCCGCGCCGAGGTGTTCGTGAAATTCAATGTCGTTTCCGCGTTGACCATAGCCGCGCGGAATATCTCCCGTATCGCCGGAGACGCGGTAAGCGGCAACGGACGAATTTGAAATATGCCTCTTTCATACGCCATTTTGTACAACGCTTCGTCATTTGCCAGCACCGCCGTTCCGGATTCCTTAATCATCCGCTCGATTTCATCCGCCGCTTTGCCTGACGCTTTCCCTATGAGCCTTACCGCTTCATCAGTCAAGCCTATCATGCCCGTCATTTTTTCATGTTCAAAATTTGTTTCAAAATCTATTTTCTTAACGCTTTTCGCGATGATCTTTATCAAATCGTTTTCAAGTTCCGTGTATATTTCTTCATATGCCAAACTCATAATTTGTCACCGGTTCCGGGTCGAGCACACGCCTCGCTTCCATTTTCGCCACTTTCGCGACAGCTTCATCCTCCGTGAGGTTGTACACCCGCACCATGTACTCAACAGCGTCTATCAGCCCGTTCTGGAACTCCATGACCGCCTGCGCCCTGATTTGCGCCGTGTCCTCTATTATGCTGTCGTCAAAATCTATCGTTACCGTTGCGTCTTCTTTGAGTTGCTTGCCGAGTATATATTTGCCGAGATAAATGATTACCCGAACAAGCTCTGTCAATACATCTTCAAGCAGAATTTCATGTTTTTTCAGTGTCCGGAACAATGTCGAATTTTCCGAAACTACTTCCGTCGCCGTCTTGACCGCGCCCTTGTTAAATTGATAATGATTCTCCCCGAACCCGCATTTCGCAGACAACAGATTTAACATCGTCTCCAACGCCGTCTCATGTTCGTCCGCGCGGATAGTCATGTCGATTTCCTTGATGAACGGCTCGTCCGTTATATCGCCCGGCATGCGGTAATATGACAAATCGTTCGGGTCGAATATCGGTTTGCCGTCAGAGAATTTCGTCGCTTCCGCTCTCACCATCACGCGCTTTTTACCGAGCAGAAACTCATTGTTGTAGCTGTCATATACCAAATCAATGCCCTTGAGTATGTCAATCGCCGTCGCGAATACCGGAATCCCTAACGGGTTGCCACCGGCAATAGCGCCGTTGTCGAGGTTGTTTGAAATGTTCAAACGGTCGATGACGAATTGACGGATATCTGTCTGCGTTTCCAGCGCCGTCAATACTTTTTCAAGTCCCGCAATCAATGTCATATCCTCAACGGGAATGAAATTCCCGTCTTCCGCTACTTTGAACAGCATATTTTCTATAACGTAATTACCGTTATTCAACGTGTGCAACTGCAAATACACATACGGCTTGTTTTCGATTATTTTACCGCTCGCGAACGCGCACTCCGTAATTCTGCCGTTCTCCCACGACAACGGATATATATTCCCCGCGCCGATGAAATTGATCTTGATTTTGCCGCCTGAAACGGAGCCGTCGTTAAATTCCGCGTCCGCCACATACGGCACATAAGCCACCGTACCGACAGCGGATTTATACTCCTGCGCTTCATTTATCATCACCCAGAACCCGTTATCCGCAAATACTTCGTTGACGAAATCTTCCGTCGTTTCGTCGTCGATGTGGATTTTGACGCGCTCGTTCATGAGCATATTTGCCCAGTCCTCGCAGACTTTTTTCCCCATGTTTAACGTCGAGCGGACGCATTTGACTTCCTGTTCTCCGTTATACACCGAATAATTGTGGAATGTTTTAACGTTGCCTCCGTACCATTGGTTCCACATATCCACAAAACTGTAGAAATCCGGATTTATTGTATTGTATCCCATTTTTTTCAAATGGTCGATGATGTTAATTTTTCATTCCTCCTTTAAAAAGCAACTTTTTCCAGTTCTTTATAAAACGGCTCAATCGCGTATTCAAACGCGTCAAGGCTGTCAATATTGCTCGTGCCGTCGTCCAGACGGACGTCTTCCGTTTGAAATTTATCGTCGTACACGGCGTTGTTGAACGCATCGATGGTCTTGACGCAGTGCCGCATGATTTTAAGCCTGCCCTGCGACATCAGCAGGTTCTCAAGCCGTATGCGCTCGTTGATTTCAAGTTTCAATGCGTTTTTGACCTGCGTTTTCAAATTTTGCTTCTCCGCAGTATGAAATAATCCTCGGATAAGTATCTGCTCCGCGCTGTCTGCTCTGGTCGTTCCGCTGCCGTAACGGTTCGTCACGGTTTTGATAAATTCCGCGTATTCCCTGTTGAGCGCGTCGGGATCGATTTCGTAAGCGATATATTTTTCATCGAGAAGAATAACCGTTCCGTTCCGCGTTATGCCGACCGCCGCGAACGTCGTCGCGGATTTCGAGCCGCCGAAGTCTACGCCGACGCTCAAAATTGATACCGGCTGTTCAAATTTGTCTGTGACGAAACGCCGGTTGTCGTCGGCGAACAAACGGTAAACAAGCCCTTCCGCGCGCACCCATTCGCCTTTGATGTAACGGCGGTGGAACGCGCCGGAATACATCCGCTCGTATTCGTCGAGTTTCGCTCGGCTTAACGACGGGTTGTCCGTCATCAGAAACCGAAGGTACAGAACTTTCTTTTCGTCGCGTTTTAAAATCCATTCCTTGTAAAACCAATGCCCCGGATTTTCAGGATTGCAGTTGAACCAGTACCGCGCTCCTTCAACGCTGCAACGAGCGATCCCCTGATTGACGAAGCTCTGCGGCATTAACGCCGCTTCGTCGAACATTATCCCCGCGAGCGTGATCCCCTGAATGAGCATGTAACTGCTCTCGTCCTTGCCTCCGAAAACGTAGAATTTATTTAACCGTTCGCCGTCCGTCACCGTCATCAGTTTCTGCGTGCGGACGTATGTAATATCATACCGTTTCCGCATGGACGGAATCAGCATGAACGGCGTAATGACGTTGCGTTCGGCGGATTGAACGGTTTTGCCGCAAACGCTGAAATTACAACCGCTGAAGTTTTCCATCGCCCACATAACGAACGAAATAATCATCGTCTGGGTTTTGCCGCTTCTGATCGCGCCGTCACAAATGATGGTGTTGTATTTTTCGCGGGTAGTTTCATCATCCCACCATTTGAGAATTTTATTTTGTTTTTTGGAAAACGGAACAAAATTCATGTTTCATCGTTCCAATCTATTTTTATACCTTTGAATGCTTCAAGCAATTTGTCGTCCTCATCGCCATACATGGCGTTGGTATTTTTTGAGTTGAAATCTTTGCTCTGCCGTCTTTTGATTTCCAGTTCCTGCTTTTTTAACTCAAGCGACGGATTTTTACCCATGAGTTCATCGCCGTATTTTATAGCGTCCAAATCGTTTTTCTCAACGATAAGTTTCATCAGACTCAACGCGGGAAGCATTTCGTTTTTGAAATTTTTCGGGTCAACGCCCATCTCTAATAATTTAGCTATATTTTTTTCTCCGCTTATCGGCAACCCCATCAAAATTTTAAAATAGTGTTCATCGATCTTTTTTTGACGGCGGTTTTTAGCACTTGTTATTCCGGCTTTTGATTGTATTTCTCTTTGTACTCTCTTTGTACGTTGATTCAACGGTATTAAATTTTCATTGTTAGCCATCCCACCACCTGCTTGTTAAATTCATTAAAAACAGAAGATGTTATCTTCTGCGCAATTTTCAATATACCCATTATATCACAAAGTTCGCGCTCTGCGTTACCCTTTTTTGTAATTCAACAGCCAAAAAAAATTTCGCCTTTTCTCATAGAACTGTCTTCTCCCGCACAGGATTTCAATGCCGCGGGCTTTCATCTGCTCGTAGGTAACGCCCGTAGTGACATTGTTGAGCAGCGGCTGATAAATTTCGCCGCCCGCTTCCAGCGCGGTCTGCTCGATTAATTCGCGTTTGCGCGACAAATTTTCAATTCTGAGCGTTTTTTCAGCCGTAGGATCGCCGATTCTGTTCGAAACGCGCCTTTTATCCGCATAGGAAGAACCCCCGACGGAACTCAAAATATCATTGATTTCGTTCTTAAATTCATCGTAACGGAGGCAAAAATTTTTCAATTCATGGTACGCGTGCGCGCTTATACGAAAATCTTTATTTGTTACAAGAACGCGCCTCCTATCTCTTAGTTTTAAAGTTTTTTAATATATTTGCTCGTGTTTTCACATGTTTCAAAAGCAAGAAACATTAACAAAATATTCATATAAATCCGGGTAAGGCTGATGCTTATCACAA